CCTTGACCTCGCCGGGAGCTGCCTTCAGCTCTTCCAGCAAGGATTTCTTCATGGATTCAAGTTCTGCCTTGATGTCCACTTTTGGCTCTTCAGCCTTTACTTCTTCGACGATTTTCTCTTCGTCCATTTTTTCCTCCATTGGAAATTGTGAAATTGTTAGATTAGTTTTGGCTTCAATCTCGTCCTCAACCGCATCCACTGTCGCAATGACCTCTGGGATTGCCTCCGTGATAGACTCGCTTTTCGCCTCGATGACAGCCAAATCGTTGGCCGGTTTTCGCCATTCGTTTATGTCAAATAATGCCAACTCGCCAACAGGCCATACGTCAATCAGCCCGCCCGCGCTTTTCCGTACCAGGTGGTTCACCGCCCCGCTCGATGCGCGCAACTTCTCAACGCCCGCGTCCAGTAAGCGCTTTGCCAGCGGCTCGCTCTCGTCCAGCATCGGCTCGAACCAATGCCCGCGTGAGTCTTTGCCGGAATAGACCGCCCTGCCAATCAGAGCCGGTTTTTCCTGCTTCTTTCCCGGCTCTTCCGGGTCAAAGCCATGATAGTAAGTGAGATTGACGTAATCGCCGGATTTCAGCCAGATTTCGGTCTGCTCATGAAACGCCTCGCCGTCCGCGTCACGCCCCTTCATATGCCCGCCATAAGGTAAGCCCAACACGCGCCAGCCCGGGTCCACGTACTCCGAGTCCGCCTTCATGCGCTTTTCAGCATCCACTTCCATCGGCTCAATGAGCGTGTCTGGCACTTGTATTTTGATTGCTAATTTATCCGGCATTCTTCACCTCTCGTTCAAACGCGTTTGTAATATTCTTGATGATCTCAGGACGCTTCACGTCCAGCGCGCCCTTTTCAGTAACCCACCCGCTCCACTTATGCCGCGTTACCTGACTATCCCAGCCCTGCACCATGTCGGCATAACTCATATTATTTTCGACAGTCGAAGTGAAGCCGTCCAGGCTGCTGCTAACCGCCCAACTATTTGCCAGCTTGCGCGTGCGCTTGTAAGGTACGCTAATTTCGCCGCTCTTCATCTTCGCGAAGAACGCCCGCCGCACTCTGTCGTTGGTCTTGATCAGCGGATTAGGCGAGTAGACTTTGCTCGGATACTTCCGCAAATAGCGCTGCAACATTACACCCTGCTGCGCTATTACCGCGCGCACATGATTGAACTTCGCCAGCGTGTTCAGCTTTGCGATCAACTCGTCCGCGCCCTCAACTGTGATAGTGAACGCCATTACTCACTCACCTTCGGAAACTCCCAGCCAACCCCACACCTGCATCTTGGATGCGCCGGTGGGTAATCGCCGCTGTTCAAAATCGGCTTCTCATTGCGCGGCGCACAGATAGGGCAAACACGCTCGTCATTTGCCGTCATCCAGATCGGGATCATGCGCTGCCCCGTCTCTCGCTCCAACTGTTCTACATACGCGCGCTCGCCTTCAACTACCGCCCGCGTCGTCTCGGTCACAGCAATCATCTCAGCCCTAACCGGTGAGTAGTACGGTTGCAAACGCTGACTGATCTCGCGGATAGTCAAGCCCTGTTCGTAGCCTTGCCCGATGATTTCGCCGACTTGCCGCGCGTTTGCCAGCATTTCGGCGGTTATGTCCTGCCTATTGCGCCACATTTCACGCAATATACTTTCCGTGTGTGACCGCGCCCAATTGACCGCTTGATGATTGATGTTATCCAAGCTCACGCCGATGCCAACGGTCAGCATGACATTCGTTGCCTGTGTTAGATAAACGTCTAACAGCACCGGCTCCACGTCCTTCTGGATTGACCGCCAGCCGTTCTGCCAGTATTCGTAAGGTACGTTGCTCAAGTTAGGCGGGTCGCCCAAATAGTCCAGCAACTTGCCGAGTTCAGCACGCAGGTCACGGCTCAATACCCGTGCCAGCTTGCGTTCAATCTCGTCGCGGTTTACGAAGTCCATTACGCCCTCGCCTCTTCCATTATCGGCAACGCATAATGCGCAATCCGCTTTTCGGCAATCTCAATATATTCAGGCTCGCGCTCAATACCTATGAAGTCGCGCCCTTCCAGTACGCACGCGCATCCAGTACTTCCAGAGCCCATGAACGGGTCAAGTACCACCCCGCCTGTCGGCGTTTTCGTGAGCCGCACAAGGTAGCGCATCAGTTCGATTGGCTTGACGGTGGGGTGGTGGTTGGTGACTTCCTTTACGCCCCTGTTGTAAGGGTTTCCATCACCGCCATTCATTGACGGTTGATTGACATTCCTGCCTAAATCACGCTGCTTTTCAGGCATCCCCTCTAACCCAGCGTTGCGCTCGCTTCGGCTGGCTTTCGCGCAGTAGAAGAAGCGCGAGGCTGAACCGGACGATGCTTCACAAGCGTGCCCTGTTTTTAATCCCCACGCTCCCGACTCATTCTCAAAACGACCCAACTTGAAATCATCACCGCCAGCACGCGCCCCACTTGTCGTCTGCGGAAACAGCCCCACCACCTCGTCCGAGCCGTCGTGTATCAGGTTCGCGGGGAAGCGACCGAGAGCGTTGCTTGCAACTGGCTCTGTACGCTTGCCGTCAGGCAACTCCCCAACACTAAATGAATTTCCACCCGCGCCGTTAGGATACGAATAGCTATCATCGGTAGCCACCCTGCCCCCGTCAATCCACATACCAGCCACGCCCCAAGTTAGCGCGTTATTGACATACGTGCCGTCAATCGGCTTCATCGCAACGACGATAGGCTCATGCGCCGGCTTGAGAGCCGTGCCCCAGCCGTCCCAAAGTTGGGCTTCAGGAGTTGAGGGGGCGGTGATTTTTGGAAGCCCATCAAGAGGCTGTCCGCCATGACAAAATTTGCGACCTTTTCCACCGCTTGTGTTTTCTGGTGATATATATTCACCAACGACTTCCCTTTCAGCCCCAGCCTGCTTATCAATACCCTTGCTGATGTCGTAACTTTTCGGGAATCCGCTCCCGTATACCCAAGCGATAGTGTCACGGATTTCAAAGCCAGCGTCTTCAATGGCGCAAGCAAGCCGATGGTAAGTGCGAGTGCCGCCGAAGGCAAGCAGAATCGCGCCCGGTTTCAGCACGCGGTAGACGGCTTGCCATGTTTCAGGCTGGAACGCAATGCCGCTTGAATCCCACTTCTTACCCATAAAACCTAACTCGTAAGGCGGGTCAGTGATGCAGGTGTCAACGCTATTCTCAGGTAAGCCAGCCAACACTTCCAGACAATCGCCGTTATAGATCACGGATACCCTCGCCATGCGATAACGGAGTCGAAGAGGTGACGAACATCATCAACCGTCTTCACACCCTCAAGCGCGCCACTGATCGCCCCGTGTAAAGCAGGGTCAATCCGGCTCGTTTCAAACTCCCTAATCGGCTTACCTTCCTTGACGCGCTTCTCGGCGAACTTCTGCCACTTGCGCAACTCTTCGTCCTGCGGCTCCACGCCACTGTCACGCCGCTCGTCCAGTTGGCCTTGATGCGTGTTCAGCATAGCAGCTTGTTCGTCTGACAGCTCGTAGCCAGCCAACTCAAGCGCAACCTCGACCGGCAAGCCGGCATTTACCAGCTTGTTCAGCAGGTCGGCGCGGGCGTTCTCGTCTTCCTGGAAGATGTCCAGCTCTTCAAACTTGAATTCCAGCCGCAAACCCTCCCGCGCCAGTACCTGCGTATTGAGCGCGTCCTCGAATAACCTTGCGCGCGGCTTGATGGTGTCCTCATAAAACGATAAGCGATCTTCCTGTGCGGTTGCATAATTAGCCGCCTCGCTATCCAGCAGCGTCTGCTTTATACCAAAAGCCATTGCGATATTATCTTTGGATATTTTATCCAGTTCTGTGAATGCCAAGTCTTTCAGCGGCGGCGTGAGAGTTGTGGCTGTAATTGAACCTGCCCGCATTCCAACAACACGAAAGGCGTTCTTAATTGCCGTTGCTGACCTTTTGAACCAATTCTGAACGCGCTCAATTTCGTTCCGGTCATTCGTGTCAATGCCTAAAAGCGTTACCGGCATCGCCCCGCCCTCAAAATACATCTCAGGAAACTTGCTTATCGCATACAACAGCTTCGCATCTATCTTGGAAGCAATACCAGCACCTACGCCCGGCAATATATCCTGTGATGGATCATACTCGCTGATGTAAACCATCTCGTACTTGCCAGCGTTCAAGTCGTTAGCCCAGCTTGCCCCGCTGCTATTCTGCTTGAATGTGATAATGCCCTTATCATACTTCACCGTCATGTCAAACGGATTCCGGTATCTTACATCCTTACGGTAGCCTGATTTGTTTTTAATGATTTCACCAAACGCCGCACCTGATAATAAGCATGAAGCTTCCCAGCGCCACAGCAATTCACCCAGATTGGTCGGATACGGCCACTCGACTTCTTTATCTTCGCCCTTGTAGATTTTCACCGGAACGCTCGCAAGCGCATCGCATCTTAACTGCACCACCCTAAAGAATATCGGCACGCGCTTATATAATGTCGCAACGGAGTCTGGCACGCCATCACTGGTGAGCGTCTCAACCCATCCGGGAACGTTTGTTATCGTCTTGTAAGTGTCTGCCATCCCGCCTCCGCTATTCCTCTAACCACAATATTGTACCACCGCTGTTCGCCCCATACCACGCAATTGCCAAACTCATCACACAGTCATCATTCATCCCGTCCGGTGCAGAATAACTAAACCCGCCCGATGCATTGCGCTTGCTCTCAAAGCTCAATAGCTCACCGATAAGCACAGGATAATTAAGAATCCTGATTTGCCCATTTTCAAATGCTGCTTGCAAGTTCTGAATGATAGATTGCTTCGTTGCCGAAGTCGTTGTAAACGGGATAATATTCAGCCCGCGTGTCACCAGCTCGTCAATAACTGGTCTGCCAATGCTATTGCTCTCAACCACCATTGAAGTCAAATGATAGCGGTGATAAATGGCTTCTAAGCGGTCAATTAGCACCGGATAATCCACGCGGTTGAACCGGTCGAGATAAACCATCTCTTTTGATTCTGCATCCAGCACGCTCACAACGGTGAAGTCAACGCTCGAAGCCACATCAACGCCAGCCACATATTGCCTACCTGGTTGCGGTTCTTGCGGCGAAAGTACGGCCGCTTCTTGCACCCTACGAAACACGCCGCCGTCTGACTCGATAAACTCCGCCAGGTACTCTTGCCGGAAGATAATCTCAGGCAAGTCACGCCGCGCCGCCTCGACTTCGCTTGCCTCAATGTAAGGATTTGAGACAGTTGGAAACGTCCATGACTGCCAGCCTTCTTCGCCACGAATGCCGCGCTGGTAAACTTCCCAGAACCAATTTC